GTACACGTTAAATCCCTTGTGTATGTTCTTAGCTCACTTGTTCTTGTTATACCATTGTCAAACGTCTGCACGTCATAAGAGGCTACATCTGCATCTAAGATAGGTAATGCACCACTATTTACAGTAACGCCCGTCACATCGTTTAAATTAGCACCTACTGGAAATCTAACATGGTTGTCTGTATAACTACCACCACCCCTATATGGATTGCTAAACAAAAATAGCCCGTTTAATGTACCCGTACTATCGTACGTTCTTACTCTTACTCTATCTAAATATACTGTACTGTTATCGTTGTACATATAAAGCCATGCATTCATGTCGCTTGGGATTGTCCTATTAACTGGTGCGTTAGTTAAGAACTTGGTCAGTGCGCTTGAATTATTATAGTAGTCTGTATAATCAAATCCTATATAATCCTCATACTCTAAAGAACCATTAATAACTTCTAAAGTTTCTGATGTAGCAAGTCCGCTAAAATCTGTTATCACTCCGCTGACATCATATTGCTCTCCAAAGTCTACGTAAACCTCTGCAATTGAGTTAGGGTTATTTTTAATGCTGTCATCGTTTAACGCTGTATCAAAGTCAAAGGTAAGGTAAGATTCTATAATACTTGCAATATCTATAAAGCCATTAGAGTAGTTAGGATCTGCTGGTGTAAGGTATCTATGTCTCTTAACACCGTTAACATAAACATCTGAAATAAACTTAAATGATGTCTCACTTGTATTGGTTGAACTAAGGACATAATCAATAGGATTATAAGCCGTAGCCATTCCAGTTACTTGTTGGTCTATTGTTATTGCCATTACTTGTCGTATTGTTTTACTATTAACTCCGCTAGTTCATCTATTAATGATTGAACCTCTGGAGAATCTATTGTATTACTAGCCCACTTAGTAGCCTTAATACCTTTGTAGAATATTGACCGAGCAACTGCAAACGGGCTTATCCCTCTACTGTCTGCGTATTGCCTTAGTGATTGACCTCCTATTGTGCTTACGTTTGTAGGTGGCATCTTGTCAGTGTACGCAAAGTCTCTACCATATCCTAACTCGATTCCTAATGATTGCCCCGACTTAGTTCCTGCAACACCCGCGTCTTGATAACTACCATATTCTTCCCACTCAATCTCTAGCACATATCCGTTATCTGTTTCCTTAATAGGCAGAACGGGTGCAATAGACTGCTGTAAATAACCGCTATTGTCTGGTGCGTTTCTTTGCAATGCTTGGACTAATCTGTTAGCCACCTCTTTAATAGATAGTTTAGCAGCATCGTTTATCTGTGCTGCTACCTCTCTTCCTAGTTCATTAAGCTGGTCTAATCCTTTAACCCCCATTATTAATAAATATAAAATAAGCGTTTTGTAACAGCATAAAAAAACCCCGCCAAACTAATGACGAGGGCATTATAGATATGAAAGGCTTTACTTCTTTTTAACCATTATTCATCGGCTTCTGGTATAGATATTATCTCCACCTTAATTTTATCTGATGGAGGTAGTCGTGTATATCGTGTAGTTAATTCAGACTTTTCTCCGTTCTCATCTAAAAGCCACATAGAATGTTGGAAGAATCTCATATTCTCTGTGCTTAGTAAATCTTTTACGGGCATCTCCTTTAACATCCAATTCCTTTTCCATCCCCACGAATCAGAAATTATAGAAAACTCATGGTGGAGGTTGTCATGTGTTAAGTCATACGTAAACATATCTTCTGCGAAACAAGCAAAATTTGCGTACATATCCAATATGTTTAGGCGTTTAATTTCGTCGATTATTTTTTCAATATCTTCATTCATGTTACTTCTTATTTAACTGTTGTTTAATTAACTTCTGTTTGTCTTTCTCTTGAGCTAAGATATTCAAAAACTCTATAACTCCTAAATCTAAGTAGTAATTTCTTTTAGTGTAGTCGCCATTACATAGATTATCTAGGGTTGCTGCCCATCCATATCTTTCTGCATACCATGCGCTGTCGCTGTCAACTCCTCCGCCATCTTTTCCAAATAGCTTGGTATATCTTCCAACAATGTCGCCCAAACTCTGCAAAAAAAAATCACGTTAGGATAGACATAAGCTACAGGCATATCTAACACCATTGCAAACTTGTCTTGATCTGTTAGGCGTTTCTTCCAGAACTTCCATCTAGGTGTAGTCTCTTCTGTTATAACTCCCATTAAGATATTTAACCTTTGGATAAGTTCTAGTTCAGTTCCCTTGCTTAGTTCTGTGCCGTCTATAAACTGTTCTGCTTTTATTCTAGTAGCATCTACGATAGGCTCGAATCTTCTACCCTTAAACTTGAATCTATACATACTGTCACCATCAGGTGCATTAAACGCCCATTCCTCTCTTTTAGCTAAGGCTCTTAGTTCCTGCATAGGTAACTGCATCAAATCATCGTACTTGTGCTTAGTTGCTATCTCTAGCACCTTTGCCATGCGTTTAACTGGATTAAGTTCTAGGTGTATTACTTCTTGAATACGTATAAAGTCTCTAACTGTCTTGTCCTTCCAACTCATACTCTCTTAAATAAATATCTATCAAATCTTTTGTTTTCTCTAAGTCAATATAGAACTCACCTTTGTGTCTACACCTTACTACTCGTTTAAGTATGTCAAACTCATAGGCATTCAATCCCCAATCTTCTGCAAACTTGTATAGGCTGTCTTTGCCTTTGTAGTGTGGTTGGGTGTTTGTTGTGACTTCGCATTCGTCCCTATCTGACCAATTCATATCTATCATTTAAAAAAGGAGTAACGCTCGTTTGCCGACTACCCCCTTATTGACCAAACCTTTAAATAAATTAACTCCTACTAACCGCTTAGATGGAGCGTCTAATTTTTTAAAGATATTAATTGCCTACTCTATCACGTTTTCGGCTTCCCGTATAAATATAAAGATAACAAAATTATCTAATAATATAAACACCGCTTTGTTTTTTACTTAGTTTTCTTTCAGCAATATATCTTAAGGAATCTAATATATGATTATAGTCGTCTATTGGCTTATCCTTATATTTGTTAGTTGAGTAGTCTTTCATCCATACGTAATTTTTAAGCTCTTTAATTGCGTTCTCACTTCTCTCCGTTACGTTTATCTTATACCTCTGTACTATGTCTATGGTGGCTCTTATACTGTCCTGCCCTTTTACGGATGGGTGTATATTAAAGCCTTCTAGTTTTATTTCTCTTATACTCTTAGGCTCTGCGCTATCCGCTACTATTTCCTTGCTCTGTGTTATACCTAACCTTAGAAGTCTCTTAGCTATATCCTGGTTAGTCATTCCCGTTTCATAACATAACTCATCTAGCCATATTTGACCATCTGCAAACACTACCCTTATAATTGTTGTAGGGTCGTTAGTGAATCCAAAATCAATCCCGTATACTTCCCATTGATACTCGGTAGGCATCTTCTTACACTCTGCCCAATTAGTAAATACAACACCTTCACGTCTTGACCTCTTACCTAGTCCGTATACTTCCCACTTAAACTCATCTGCTGTGCCTGCTATTATGTTCTTATCCGTAGGCTCATAACTTAATATCTTCTTCTTAACCTCTTCTGGTGCAAACTCATTATCAAATACGGTACTGTGAATATACACTACATCGTCACGCTTTAATACGTTGTCGTATATCCAATGTTCATCTGTTGATGGGTTGTAATCCATTATCCACTTACCCTTACATCTTTGCTCTAGTTGGTCGAAATCATCCTTAGTCGCTTCTATTGCTTCGTTGATCCAGAATATATCAGTCTCTACACCATGTATCTTTTGGGGGGTGTCTAGTCCTCCAAATGTTAACTCGTTATTATTCCATTCGTATCTAAATGGATTCTTTGTAAAGTGAATTGGTAAGCCTATTGATTGTATTACATTCTGCATAGTGGCCAGTACTGACATTCTAATCCATGTGTACTTTTGCCTTGCAACCATTATAGTTAAACCCTCATTCTGATAACCGTATAGTATTAATGCTTGTGCTATGCTCCATGACTTGCTAGATCGTGATCCACCCTCCAATACAATGCCACGTACTTTAGGGTCGTTTATTGCTGCCCATAGTTTCTGAAATACATCAGTAGTATGTACTTTATGCTTTGCCAAATTTTCGTATCTGTTCTACTATACCTTTAGAGTAGCGCTTTAATAGTCTTTCGTTAACCTCATCACTTACAACCGCCGCAAACTTATTTCTTTTCAATTTTTCTAAGCTCATAGATGCCGTTGTTTATTTTCTCTGATTCAACATCTATAAAGTTTGGGTATTCGCTGAATTTGTGTTTTATCTTTAAACCCAATGCGTCTGCAATTTCTTTTTGAACCTTATCGGGATGGTGGGTTAACTCTTCAAAATGTACAATATGTGTAATGTGTTTTTTGTATTTAACCATTTGATCTTCTACATCGTTGTATCTTTTCTCTGGGACATAACCATTATCCGATTTTAATACATCCGCTTTATTCCTATGGATGTGTAGTATCTTAACGTCATTATCTTTTATTAGCTTAATTGCTTCCTTTATAAAGTCATTATCAACCCCAATACTGAATATCTGTTTTGCGTTTCTTTTTGCCACATCGTATTCACTCTCTAAAAACCTTTTTAAAGACATTTCATCAACTGCTACACTCAAACCCTCAAAAGCATTCATTAAACGTCTTAGAAGCGTTGTTCCCGTTTTTGCACAACCTGTTATGTAAACCCTCATTTAAATCTGTGAAACGGTGTAACACTATACTTATCTTTTAAGTCTGTAATCTCTACCATTGATGAGTTTATAGTGATTGACTTATAATTCACTTTATCAAGTCGCTTAGTTAGGCAAAAATCAAGACCGTTATTAATTTGTCCAGTCCATAGTAACCAGTCTAACTTATCCATTAGGCTTCTCGATAGACATCTTCCTGCACCTGCACTCTCTCCTCTTCTGTGATTAGTGTATCCTTTCCAATGTATTCTCTCGCCAGTCTTTAAGTCTTGTACATAGATATCGCTTATACCTATAAACTCATAACCTTGCAGCAGGTAAGTCTTATAGTTCTCACTTCCCTTAATCATGTCATCACTCCCTAATATTAAGAACGCATCTGCGTCACTATACTGTTTCAAGAAATTTACACCCGCCTGCCATTTATTAGATAACGGAAAATTAGGAGCATGGATATAATCTATCTGTCTGTTTATACAAAAGTGTCTATCTTTCTTCGTACTGACAACCATTAAACACTTAAGGCCTTCATCATACCATGAATCTAATGCCAATGATACTGCCTCATGGCGACCATACATTGCGCTTAATACTTGTATCTTCATCTTATATTAGTTATTAACTGGATTATCTAAACTCATAACTCAATCTTTTTAGGTGGCGCAACATAGAAGTTATTAGTCTTAGCGTATTTAAGGAGTTCCTTTTTCTCTACCTCTGTGTTATGTCTTAGCCACTTGTCTTTAAACTTCCTATACTCTGTGCTATTGTCCTTCCAGCTTGAGGTTAAATGTATGCTTTTTAGCATTTCAATTGGTGGCAAGTAGTAGGACTTATATCCACTTGCGTTTATTCTAAAGTTCCAATCACTATCCCAACGTCCATACATCTTGTACTCCTCATTGATAAAACCTACTTTGTCTAGTAGTTTAGTTGAGAAGAACCAACACCCATACACGTTATCTGAATGCTGCAAAGGTACTTGTTCAATCATCTCTAAGTTACGCTCTTGTCTATACCCCCAGTCATAACCTAAAAACCCTTTTAACTTGCATCTACTGTATATACTTTCAGATAGTGCTAGCCAGTTATTAGGTAGTACAATATCAGGGGCAATCATAGCCACGTAGTCATACCCTTGTTCTTTTACCCTTAATAGCATTTGATTATAAGCTACTGGGTTGCCTACGTTCTCTTCTGAATAGTGCAGAAACTTTGGCTCAAAGGATTTAACAAGGTCTTTTATACGGTCGTTCTTACTTCCGTTATCCCATATAAACAAATCGTAGTCTTTACCTGCATTGCTTAACGTAACACCTAAGCCCATCTTTGCTTTGTGGTATTCATTCATGGTGTTACATATTACTGCTATCTTACTCATTAATTCAAATATATTCTATTCATGTCAAACATAACTACATTTCCTTTAATAAACAAATGAACACCCTCTATACTATGACTTACATTGTAAGATAAGATAGGTAAGTATTCTACTGCTATTCCCCATTCCCACATAGAGACTTGTAAAACTCTTCCCTTACTTTCGCTTCTTTCAATATATCGTAGTTCTCTAATACATCTTTATTTAATCTATTTGCTAATGTCGCTACTAAGTCTCTATCTTCACTTAATCTCTTTACTGCTTCATACCATCCCTTACCTCCATCACACAGTATACTGTTATCTTCATTACATACATTCGTAAAAGGCTCTTGATTACTTGCTACTAAAGCACACATCATAAACCCAGCTTCTAAGGCTTTTAATTCACTCTTACTTTGTGTAAACTCATCTTTGTATAATGGTGCCAGACAAACATCTATATGGTTATACATCTGACCGTAGCAATTAACGTCTAAAGCTGGTATTACATCAAAGATATTACTAGCACCAGCGCATGACATAAAACTCGCTATCTTGTTGTTCTCTTCACCAGGTGCCCATCCACCGTAGTGAAGTTCCACGTTTGGTAACTCCCCTATCTTGCAAAGCTCATCTGCAATCATCTCCATATCCTTGACATGGTCCTTTGCGCCTATAAACCCTACTCTTAACTTATCGCTAGGTGTTTTAAACTTCATCCATTGCACGCTGTTGTAATCTACTGCGTTCTTAACTACTTGGACATTCTTATTGTAAGGCTTTATAGACTTCTCTAAATAAGGCGTTGAAACTGTTATCGCATCGGCTGCCTTTGCTGCCTCTATTTGTCTTAATCTAAATCCTTTTTGCTCAAACTCTTTATACAGTCCATGATATTTAGGCAATCTCCATGCGTCGTCATAATCCATTACCAACTTAGCACCAGACTTCTTAATAGCATCTAATATATCCTTAGTGTTATCCTTATCCTTTGTCTTAGATAGCATCCTAGAAAATACTACTATATCGTATTCGCTTAACTCTTCATGTATGTTACTAGGTGCATTGTCTAATGTCGGGGTAAAGTTAACCTCAAAATCTTTCTCATTCAAATACTGATGGGGTGTAAGTCTATACATATCTACACCTGAGTACTGTGGGTTTATAACTAATACTTTAATCATTCTTAATATCTCCCTTACCGTTTATAATTTCTATCTGTATCTTCTCTTGTGGCTTGTCGTCGTCTTTAGGCTCATTTCTCATGCCTAATCTGTTCTTTGCGTAGAAAATACCCTTACCCTCATTCGCTACAATGTCCTCTGCTAATGACTTAAATAATTTATCTATCCTTTTTATAGTGTTAAACTTTTCTTTGTTGCTTTCGCCCTCTCTCTCATCGTTTAACCAATTATAATAGGTCACCCTGCTAATAGTCGGCTTACCCTTTTTGACTACCCATATCCTTAGAAAGTACTCTACTGTTGGAATGTGTCTATCCCTTATATCAATAGTCTTATACTGTGCTACTACCTCTTTGGTGTTTTCTAAGCACTCGTCTATGTATTGGTAGGCTAGTTCTTCTAGTTCATAGGGTGTTATGTCTGTGTAGGGTTTAGCCATTGTCAAGCTCTCTTATTAATCTAACGTATTTAGGTATTACCGTATTTAGTAAGCAACTACCACAACCTCCTACGTGTTCTCCTGTCTCTCTCACATAAGCCTTTCTTAGTTCCTGGTTTATGTTTCCTTTGGATGCTGTGTTATTAGCATGACATTGGAGTATGTAGTCTCTATGTTTAATTGCTAGTTCTTTCATTATCCGAATAATGTTACAAATATATAGATTACTAAACCTAAACTAATAAGGCTGGTTACTAATTGAACTTTTGTTGTTTTCTCTTCTTTGTTATCCATTATTGAGTGTATTTAATTGCTAATTTAACTACTAATATATTGATAAATAATAATATAAGCAAATTGTCGCTATTGAAATTTAACCCTATTGTTACCCAAAAAGGAACGCAATGGTTACAATCTAATTTACCCGCTACAAACATTAAAGGCTTTATTCGCTTATCGCTTATCCTTATCTTGTCTGCATAGAAATAAGCCAAACTACTCAAGGGTGTCAGTAGCCATAGATAACTTATTATAGCTGGACTTAACAGCGTCTCTAAATCGTTTAACATATCTGTAACAAGTTTGGTGATTAATTCCTAGTTCTTCTTCCATCTTTCTAAATGATCCAACGTCTAACCATATTCTAGTCATACGCTCATATAGCATCTCCTCACTCTTCTTAGCATTAGCATAAGACTTATGGAAGATGTCCATTAGTTCATTATATAGTTCTATCTGTTGCTTAGACCTATCGTCTGTGTTTATGTCTATGTATCTATCTACGTCTAACTGTTGACGCTTTCTAAACTTTACATAGAATGCTGACGTTGAGCTGCACCACATATTTTTAAGAATACGGTACGAGTATAACTCTAAAAGGTTCTTATTGATTAGGTCGTCTATGTTCTTTGGTGATGTCTCCAATAGAGTTAAAGCCCATTCTTGGTAGAGGTCGTCGGAAAAGTGAAGTTCATCTTTGCAGAACTTATAACACATTAAACGCCATTTATTGTCGTTTAAAATATCTAGAACCTCTTGTCGTATCTCCATGTTCGTTTACATAGACGTTGCTAAGATACAAAAAGTTTCTTATATAACACAAAACCCCCACAAAATTCATTGCAGGGGCTTAATAGATAAATAATAAAACTAATTAAGAAATGAATACTTGAGAACTCATTGCTTTGATAGGTGCTAATATACTACTTTATTTTTAATAAACAAAAAAGCCAAGCACATGATGAACACGACCTGACTTTTAAGTAATGGTAAAAACCACAAAAATCAATTCAAATATAATACTTATTTAATTAGTGTGCAAGTTTTATTTAAACATAGGCAAACGCCATTCATTAGGTAAAGGCATACACATATAATGCTCTTCTGTTTGGTAGTTATCCCACTTATGTGTTACTGCGTTAGGGTCGTAGGGCTTTGCTTTTAAATTAACTACGTGGTTCTCTATCGATAAAGATGATAAATACCTTACACGTCTATCGTTATAGCCTAGATACTCAGATATTTTATTGCAACTCCAATCGTTTTGCATTAGGTGTAGTACTATCTTTTGTAGTGTCTTGTTCTTACCATCTCCACGTCTTAAGCTCTTCTCTCTTTTTTCTGTTGTTTTCATCTTTACTCTGTTTTATCGTATAGTTTCTTATAGAATGATATATCCTGCTCCATGCTTTTAAGTACACCATTAGCAGAATCTTGTACACTCTTACCCCCTCTGTAATTACCCTCATGTTGGGCTTCCTTTGTTCGGTAATCTTTAGCGTCTACAGTTGCCTTTGCTTCACTCATTCCTAATGTGTCTTTGTTTGTTAGGTGTTCAATCTTAAAACGTGCTGTCTCTACCCTGCGATTAGCGTAGGCATGGTTATAGTTAATTGCTGCCTCACGTACCTTTTTACTTAGTTCGTAGATTAGACACGCTAATTCACGCCTTAAATCTATTAGGGTTACTAGTTTAGTTTCATCCCATTGATTAGATTTATACTCGTTTATGATCTCGCTCATTCTATCCATGTTCTTTTAGCTTCTTTAGTTTAACGCTTTATAACAGTTAATAAACATCATTAAAAACGCTGTTTATTTTGGTGTTACCCAACATTTAAGTCAGGCAACTTTGCTTGTATGTGAAATTTAGGACTTATCTGCTTGCCTCGTTGCTCAAGCCAACTATAAGAATCAAATCCTATTTGTTGCCTTACCAATCGGATACCTCGCCAAGTCAATTTTCCTTTGGTTATTTCGCCTTTAATCGGTGGTTCTGCCGTAGTTCGTAAAGCAGTTGTAAATAGTTTCTCTTCTTGCTTTTGCATTTCAGCAATCAAACGTTGGGTAACACTGGCTATATTTAATGCCAAGTCCTCGTCAACTTGAAAGTTAGGGTGTTCAATTTTCTTTAGTTCATATTTCATAATTATCGTTTTTTAAGTTGGCACTACACATAACCAAACCGTTATAAATCATTTCTTTAGTTGTTTTAGTTTATCCTTGTAAATTACTTTTAACCCTTACGTAGTTGCCTTTTCTTATCGGGGTGTCTATTGCTTTCTCAACGCTCCACCCTCTTTTTATTCTACTGCGTATAGCACCCTCGTTCCCTAAAAGACCCTTATCCCTCAATAACATCATTAAAGGTCGTTTAGTGCCTTTATAATAAACGTAGAATGTGTTTTCTCTGTTGTTTGCGTTTACCCTTGGTGTTACTACCCTACAATTATTCGGATTATACCCTTTGTTGCCATCAATTCTATCAATATGATAACCCTTCTTTAGTTCGTTTTTCTCTGCCCAGTCCTTAAAACTATCGTAATTGTTTAGCCACTCTTCACAAACCCTTATTCCTTTATCGTAATATAAGTGACTTTCGCAATAGTTGGGTTGTGTTCTGTATTTGATAGCCCTCCATATTTTACGGATATATGCATCTGATTTAGTATTGCTGACCCTTTTAAAACAACCACAACTTTTTATCCTACCCCTACTTAGGTGAACAAGTCTGACTTCTTTTTGTTTACCACAATCACACCTACATAAGAAAGTTCTATTAGTCTGTCCTGAAGGCAAAACCTTTCTAGGTAGTTCTTTTAGTACCGTTAATTGGTTAAACTTATCGCCTATGCTTATATCTAGTTTGCTCATATTGCATTTAATTTATTGCAATATACACATTATAATCATACAAACCTATTTTTTGGTTAAAATAGTCTCTCAAATATACGCCATCTTTCGGTAAATCCTTAACCTCTTGTTCAAATTCCCTTATGCATTTTCTAGTTATCTTTAGGGCTTCTTTAATCTCTATCTTGCTTAACCCTAAGTAAGTAAACTGTATAGGCATTTTGTTTTCTACGTAGTCTAAGTATGCTTCACTATAACGTGTCTTTAGTCCTTCCCTATAACCTACCTTGTGTTCGCTGTTAAATTGGTTACAATGCGCTCTAGCCGTATGTAAGTTATGTAGATTAAACCGTATTGAACCGATTGCCCCACGATTATGAAAGTGTGCAGCGTGTGCAAGGTTAATAGTCTTACCACAATCTATGCAGCCATAGTACCCGCAATGCACGTCTATCATTTTAGAGAGTTTGTTTACCTCGTCTTGAAGGTTACCTAATCTATTCTCAACGTATATGTTCTCTTCTGTCTTTTTTAAGGCTTCCTTATCCCTCTTTGCTTTCTTCTCTCGCTGTTGTTTTTGATAAGCATAGGCGCATTGAGGTGAACAGACAACCTGGTTAGACCGTTTCTTCTCAAACATCTTTTTACATTCTATGTTCTTACACTTAGGCATTTAGTCACCTATCACTAATTTTTCATTGTGCCTTGCTAGTTTAAATATCTCGCTAAGCATATAATTATAGTCCTCATCTTCAAACTCATCCTCACTTATAAATGTATTAAAATCGTTTTCACCCATCCAAGGCTCTTTTTTAATAAAAGGATAACCAAGCATGCCTAATGCCATTTCAAATCTCATCAAACTTCCATTGCAAGTAAATTCTTCAAAATCGCTATTATCTAGCCATTGGTTAGTTCTATTAACTAATTCATATAGTATTTCTTCTTTTCTATTTTTATCCATAATCTATTGTTTTTAAAAAGGTAAATCGTCATCTTCTATGATGTCATAATCTCCGTTGTCTATCTTCTTTTGGTGTATTATTTCTTTTGCACTTGATTCAAATTCTAAGTTAGGCTGTATCGTGTCTCCTATATCTTCTAAAGTTAAATCAATATCATGTCTAGGGCAATCGTGGCCGTAGTATCTGCTATTGTCAACGTCGTAATTAAATGAAGACTCTGCGCCTATATTGCCCTGGAATTGAAATTTCGTTTTCAAGTTAATAAATTTTGTGTAACCAGACCCATTTTCATCCTCAAAATATCTGTGAATTGCAAACCCATTATGAGTTTGGTTTCTAAAATCGGCACTACCCGACACATCGTAAAGGCTCGGAGTATTATAAACTCCTGCATCGTCTTTCTTCATCTTAGTAGGGTGAGCAATTAAGAACACTACTACGTTATTGACTTGAGCAAAGGACGTTAACTTAGTTAGCACCTCATTAATAGCATCTATCTTATTAACGCCTCTCGGTAGTAGTACTTTGTTGAAAGCATCAATTAAGAATATATCCACGCCAAAGGCAAACATCTGTTCCTTAAATTTATCTAATAACCAATCCCACGTTGGTACTTCACCTTTTTCTGGTAGCGTTGTGTAGATCCGTTCATTTGCCCACCTTACATATCTGTTAATGTCTGCTTCGTTTATTCGTGGTTTACCGCCTCTATCACTCCAAAAGTTTCTACCTATTGCCTTTTGTATTAAAGTTGTTTGGTGTAATGACATAGGGCTATGCTCTGGTGTGAACATTGACATCTTCATGTTGTAATCTTTCACCAAGTTTAAAGCGTACCACTCTGTAAAATTTGACTTTCCATGTGAGGGTATACCCGTACCTATTGTTAACTGCCCCCGCATTACGCTGTACATTTCGTTAAACTTGGCAAAGGTTGGGTGCTTAGGTTTAATTGTCTCGGGTAGTCCATTGTGATAAAGGTCAAATATATCGCTCTCAATGTCTTTTATTTGCCATGTTCCAGATACTGGAAAGCGTTTCCTATTCTTAATGTCGTTCTCAATCTCACCACTAATCAATGCACCGTTAGCGTCTTTATCTGTCCACTCTATGAACTCACATCTATAACGCCCTAGTCTTTGTGCTATGCGTTCCTTTAGTTCGTTTCCTTTAGTGTCGTTGTCAACTGCTATGATAAACTTCTCTATGTCTTTTATATAGATGTCAGAGTTCTTCCAGTAGTCGTCATTATCATTCGCCCCATTAGGTACGCTTATTACGTTTTTGATCCCGTAAGAATGTAAAGCAAGTACATCAAATTCACCCTCTACTATGTAGCATTCTGTTTCCCCTATGATTGAATTAATATTGTAGAATATAGGTTTACCGCCTGTGGATTGAGTAAAGCACTTGTCTGCTGTGCGGTACTTCTTATTGACTAACTTATCACCCTCAAAGTAATTAAACACAATGTTATTAACTTCCTTTTGTTTTTTAGGTTGGTAGTATTTCTCTTCTGTTATCCCTAAATCTTTTAAGGCAAACTGTTTAATTCTACGTTCATCTTCTACCCACTTAACTAGATTCTCGGATAGGTTGGTGTAGTTTGTCCATGTTTGGGATGGCAAGGTGTATTCTTTTACTTCATCTATCTTGCTCTCGGAATCTCTAAATGATAAGCTCTCACAATGAAAGCACTTTGCTACACCACTTGTAAAGTTAACATAAAGGCATGGGTCTTTTTTGTTCTTACGTGTGTGAGAACATTCAGGACACGTTGTTTTCATCGTACCGCTGTGCCTGTTCTTAGTCTCTATTTTATCCCAATCAAATATTTTAACCATTACAATACGCTTTTATTAATAGTTTGACCTTGTGAATTTACAAACGTGTTAGAACTTGCTTTAGGTTTAACCTTGTTTTCTTCTTTAAACCAAACGCTACGCATCTTCTGTTTCCAATTCTTAACCACGTTTCCTTTACTGTCCGTCCACTTTCGCTTACCGCCAGTCAATGACGCATTATAATAGTCAAATGCTTTCTTAGCACTTTCTTTTGTATAACCGTT